AGTATTGATCAAGAATCAGTGTTTGGGCACTCACATTGACAAAATACCCTCTCAGAAAATATACACCCTGAGATAAATTAAACGATGAACCAATAATTGCTGCATTTTGTGGAATCGAAGTCGCAAAACCCTCACCTGAAGAGATAAAAGTGGATGCATAAGTGATATTCTTACTTGTAAGAAGAACTTCGCTATCTAAAAACGTACTTACTTCTTCATCAGAGGTTGCAGAGTTCTCATAGTTCAAATAAAGGGTATATGTACCCCTTTCGGACTCTTGATCTGTAATATATGAAACAACTTTTGCAGTTACACCAGATGTTGCACCAGTAATTGTGGTACCAACAATCTGATCAAGATAAATGCCAACAGGAACACCTAAAAATTCGGGTTCAATCTGTACACCATAAAAATTTTGAATATATGTCAGATCACCTGGAATTACTTTTGCACCTTCCTTGAAGAAATGGTTACCCATCTCTTCAACTTGGTTTTGCAGAATAGACTGCAGACCAGTCAGTTCTCTTGCTTGAACAGGAAAACCAGGTTTGAATAGAACCTTATAATAATTCGACTGAGGATCAAAGTCGTCAAAATATGGAGCGACATTGAGATTAGTTTCCTGTGGCATATCTCTTAGAATTGCAAGATAACTTTAACGTCTTCTTTCTGTGAAGATGATCTGGTGACTGATGGTCTATTGTCAACATAAATGATGTCCCCAGAGTACTTTTGAGACTCTGGATTTGAAATTCCATTATTGAATTCCTGACCCAGATAGTAGGTACGACTATTTATTGTGGTAGATACACCTGAAAAATTTTGATCAATATTAAGTGTATTTCCTGAAGTAGGTGTGATTTGAACACTTCCACCTGTTGTAGGTGATGAAGTAAATTTCAATTGTTCAAACCCATAAACAGGAACAACATTCTGTGTACCATCAGTATTGAATCCTGCGGTTCTTCTATCTTGCCAATACTTCAAAACACCTGTCTGTTGATCATAAGAAACAACTCTTCCAATGGCTGTTGAACCTAAACCAACAGTTTGTGTAACAAAACTGTCTGCGGTAAAGGATGCTTCACTGTAACCAGTACCAACAAGCTTCAATGCGTAAACAGCACTAGCTTTATCGATGGTCAACTTAGTTGTTGAGTTGTAATTAGTCGGATTTTTGACAATTCCGACCTGTGCAAACTGGTTTCCAGTGATAAAATCGGGATTTTGAGTGTCATTTTCGAATCTTGCATAAGAAAGTACGTTATAAGCACCCAATTCACGGTAAATATTAGCTCCATGACCACCTGGAGGAGGAATAATTACGTTGAAAACTGGTTCAATACTTCCATTTGGAACACCACCACCCCTCAAATCAAGAGTTCCGAAGGAATATCCACTTCCTCCTCTTGAAATTGTTACGGATTCGACCTTTGAGTCGTTATTAATGACAACTGTGGCCTCTGCACCACGTCCATCACCCAAAATTGGCACTCTTGTATAGGTAACATTAGCAGTTCCGATACCAACTCCACGATTTCTTATTGTAACAATCTTAATTTGTCCACTTGTACCTGCATTTTCTCTTACTGCAGAATAAGATGAATTAGTATCCCAATCTGTTGGAACCGCAATATAGTTAGTTGAGTCAAATTTGATAATTTGATTTGGCTTAATTGTATAAAGATACTTCCAAATATAACCATCACCACTACTTCCAGCCTCTCTTGGTTCTAAGTCGGTGAAATTTGGCTCATCAAGAGAAGGGCCACCTCTAAAACTATTTTCTGGATTTGCATTATTGAACAAACAAATATAAACTTTATACTCGCTATTCATTACATAATAGTTGGAGTCGTAAATATCATACGCTCCAGATGGTTGAGATGGATTATCCCTATCAATATCATTCCTCCACATATCATATGTGGTTCCAGACTGCCAAGTAATCTTCCTGACTACCTGACTTACATCACCACTATTAATCTTTTTAAGGGCCAACATGGTGTCCCAGTAGTAATTGGAGTCATCCAAACTATCTTTAGGAGCTGGAGGATTTGAGTTCCAATCACTCTGAAACTCAGGAGCATCTGGTAAACCAATCCATGCATAGTAAGAATTAGAAGAATCTTGTACAGAATCTACAAAATTCTTTGCATTCAAAATACGAAGTTGATCAGTAATTATCGCAGCCATTTGTTAGAGGACTTTTTTCTTATTTATTATGATAATATTAGGTTTTAGAATCAATACTATACCATCTTTTATTGATCCTTTCTATGTTTTTATTTATTTTAAGTTAGATAGTTATTGAACTTCAAAGGTCTGAATCTCTGTACTAGTGGTGAAGTAGTAATACCTGAGTAAGAATTGGGTGTAAACTCAAGTGCATCGACCACTGTTCTATTCAAGAATTGAATCTTACCCCATGTGTATTCACCAAGATCTCTCCCTCTTGTGAATCCAGCGACTGTAGTACCAAATCCAACGTTTGCAACCTCAACTCTTCTAATTGTGGTTGTCCCAAGACCAACTGAGGTCAGATCAACAGTATGATTATAGGCAGTAGAAACTTGATAGATATTGTCACTTGTACTTGTGGTCAAACCAAAGTTTGAAAGGTTGACTACGAAATAATCACCAGTCTGGAGTTGGCTGATAGTAACTGCAGTTCCTACAATATTAGGATCTCTCATGTACGAATCATCTGGAATGTAGAGTTCAAGTGTCCCTAAAGCACCAGCAGATTGTGCATAACCAACAATTTGACCATGGTCACCAAAGTAAGAACTTACACCAATCTGCTCTCTTCTTACATTAGGAACTTCAATCAACACTTGAGGTGCCTGTGTATAACCAGCACCAGCATTTGTGATTGTCAGAGATGTGACACCAGAGCCAGAGACATTAGCAATTGCTGTTGCTCTTGTTCCCAAAGGATCAATTGGTTCAGAGATTGAAACAGTAGGTATCATTCCATTATATCCTTGACCACCTGTAGAAATTGTAAATCCAGTGACTGTACCTGCAACACTAACTGTTGCAGTTGCAATCGCAGCTACAATTGGTGATTGATCAACTATGACAATTCTATCTTGATAATCCAGGAGTGGGGTTTCATTTGTAGAATTGAAGAATGGTCTTATAGTATCTGTGTATGCAATACCACTTGAAATTCCAACATAAGTTGTCAGATAAGCCGCAGGATAAATTGATGGTTCATATTCAACTCTGTCTTTTGTTACAAAGTCACCATTGATCGTGATATCATTAATCTGCTTACACCATGTAAGTGGTCTTACAAGTGCTTGATTTGTAGTAATGCCAGGACCGTCATAGGGGAATGTTCTTGTAGTATCAAGTGTAGTAATACCAACTACAGTCCTTGATTCTTGATATAAACCATAACTTTGACCCTTAGATGGGTCATTCTTTAATTGAAGGGTATCACCAACTTTGACAGTCTCAAGGATATCAACAAGAACAACATCGACATCAGGAGTTCCTTTATAGAAAATAATCTTTGAGGTGTCACCCTTTTTAGGAGCTTCTGTAAATTCAATAATAGTACCACCATTAAAATTATAAGATTGATTTGGGACCTGTAGAATATCATTTATGGTGACAATCAAACATTGCGCAATATCGATATCTGATCCATCAGCAGTTTGAATGGCAAATCCAGCACCAGCAATAGTAAGAGGGAATCTTCTCTTCACACCATCAAACATGCTATCCAATTTATCAAATACATCAAGTTCTCCAATAGTAAATCCATTAAAGGTATCACGATAAGTGTCTGAAACTGTCAGTTGGAATTCACTGTATGGGTAACTAGTATCCGTTTGTATACCAGTTGTTCCACCAATAGCAACTTTTAACACTTCCCCATTACCATAACCAAATCCACCACTTACAATATCAAAGTTGATAACACTTGAACCTTGACCAACAGTAATATCTACACGAGCACCAGTTCCTACTCCAGACTGACCATCAGTATATACAAGTGGAATACCTGCATAAGGAAGAGGTGCATCAATCACTATAACTGGAGGGTTGTTTTGATCAAGATTGGCACCGATGTAAGATGTAGTAATCGCAACAACATGACCATTTTCGACCGTAGCAGTACCAATGTTGACAACAGTGGTTAATCCAACTGAAGAAACTGCATAACCAACATTAACAGTCTGAACACCAACTCTGTATCCAGAACCACTGTTACCAATACTGATTGATGTAATTGTACCAGCTGCGGATACGAAACATGATGCACCAGCAGATATTAATGGTTGATATCCAAGTCCTGGTGTAGATGCAACAGAGATAATTGTTCCACCTCTTGGAATGGTTGCCATGTTAGGATCAGATTCTGAAGATACACTATCACCAAGATAAGTGATACTTGTAATACCTGCCGTTTCTGAAAGTGTAAAGTCACCAGTGGTATTTTGAGCTCCTTGTGGTTCTTGAAGAATATTGGAGTTCAGAATTATTGCTTGATTAGTTGCAAAACCAGTAACATTATTTCCATTCTGCACAAGTGAGAAGAATTTAGTTTGACCATTGTACTGACTTTGAATATTGTCAAAGGTATAATTGGTACTATAAGTATCAGAAACATCATCCACGATACCACTTCTCATAAATGTTCTACCTTGGAATGTAGAATAAGTTGTGATACCAGACCAGTCAATATTCTCAGGACCTTGTGTGGTGGTGCTAAGTGGAATTGCACCGATTGGAGCTTCAACAAAATGAATTGTATTATCAACAATATTATAATTGCCACCAAGCAGTTCAACTGATGTTCCAATGTTATGTGTAGAAACACCAGTACCCATTTGACCTCTTAAAACCCTGAAATTATTGGTTGCACCAACACCAATGTCCTGAAGTAACATAATTTCATTATCAATCTTGATAATATCATTTGCTTTAAATGACTGAACACCAACAACATCGAAGTCAACATCAAATATGACATTTTGATCCAGTCTCGTGGATACATTGACCTCGGTGACAGGAGCTTGAATCATGTTGTCGATTGCTACAAGAGCTCTTGCATTCTGATTTGTGGCAGTCAACTTGTGGAATGTACCAACACCAACAGAAGTAAGATCAAATGCGATTGGTGAACCTTTAAGTGCATCAGTTGCACTCTTTGCAAATCCAACAGATTTATTACTGTATTTGATGATATAAAGTTCAGAAGGTAACTTGTCCGTTGACACACCTGATACCGTTGTTGTTGCAATACCAATTGCATTGACAGTTGACAAATCTGAATTCTCATAACTGTAACTTACCTTCTCACCAGTGACAAAGAAGTGATCTGGAATTGTTACCTGATTTGTTGACAGATTTACAATAGAAGAATCATTTCCTAGGAATGCTCTTTGGAATATTGGAAGAGTATTATGTTTGAGGTTGAATGCTCTCTTCTTATCAAACTCAGTACCAGTGTATGTTCCATAATCAGAGAACAAAATGTTATTTTGTAAATCACTAATAGATGCAATACCAACAATATTATTAAAGTTCTTGAGGCCAATACCGAATGTTCTAACATCTACATTAATACTTGGATTAGGTGTAAATACCAGACTTACTGAGGTACCTGATGTAACAGCACCAACAGTTCCTAAACCAGAGTTAGTACCGATACGTCCATACTTAACAATGTTTTGATTGTTAGAATCAAGAACATGGCATTCAAACATCTCATATTCATTATTGGTGGTGTCATGGACAGTCACCATGAAGTATTCACCAGCAAATGGATCTTCATATGCTGCAATTTCATTTGCAACTGGTGATCCAGATGCAGAAATTGACTTATAATATGATGAAAGGTTTGTAACACTCATTGAAGTTGTGTTAACACCTGTTGCTGTCGCATCAGTCTCTAAAGAGATGATATTGGCAGTAACTGCAGTACCTACTGTTGGTACAATCTTAACATCAATATCTGATCCATTGATATTTGCTGTATACGTACCAAACCCAGATGAAATACCCTCAGTAGAATCCACATCTCCATATTGGAGTAGTTGTACATTTGTACCATCATGTAATACATTCAACTCAGTATAGAAGTAGTTGTCTTCGGCATCCTCCAGTTGAACATGAAGTTTTGCCGATCTAGTTGTGGTTGGAATCTGTACTAAAGTAGTAGTAATAGAAACTGGTACTGATACTGATGACGATGCAATAGATACAATATCACCAACTTGAGTTGAACCTACACTTGTCAGACTTTCAACACCACTAAATGTGAAGTATGAAATATCGTAGTTGTTATATTCAAATAGATTGGGGAAGAATGTAAGACCCCATTCACTAGTACCTGCACCGATGTAATCAAACGAACCAAGTGGTTTACCTGTATCAATCGTACCATATTGATTGACATAGCCATTCGTACCATTTTGAAGAATGGTAACTACACCAAATTGTTTTCTGTTTCTAAGTTCACTGTCTTGAACCAAGGTAAAGAACTTATTCCATGAATACTTATTATCAAAGAAATCAACGATAGAGTACCTTGTCTCTCGTGGATTGCTATTAAACTCATTACTAAAATCATCAATCTTGAGAACTCTGTTACCTCTTGATTCGAAGTAATCTACAAGAATTTTATTTTCGAATACTATTTCATTAGAGATGGTTTTACCACCATTAATATCGAGAGTTACTTCAGTTGCACCATCAAAGTCAGGGAAACAATTAAGCATTCCCTCACCGATCAAATCGACAACAGTTTCAATCTGGAAG